ACTGTGATTTCGCGCACTTCAGATTCTCGCAGGCTGTTTTGAAATAGGACTCTTTGAGTTCTGCGCCGACGAATCGCCTGCCTTTTTGAAGAGCGCAATACCCTTCACTTCCGATGCCAGCGAAAGGCGAAAAAACAAGGTCTCCCGGGGCGCTCCATAGGTCGAGAGCGTTGTTGATCACGTCAAGCTGCAAAGGGCAGATGTGACGTTCATCACGATCCTCTTTTGCTTCGCGCCCGTTGAGGACGTTGCCTTGATCGATGTTCATCCATACTGGCGACGCCAATTCCTGCCATCGTTCGAGCGGAATGTCATCGGTCGAGTGAGTGATTGGTTTTGGATTGCGCCCCGGCTTCCTGAACACGAGAAGATAATCAGGAGCTCCAACGCGGACGTTCGCCGAATCCGTCCGCAGCGTTTTATAGAGCAGCCCATGAGCCTTTGTGCGCTGCATTTCCGTCACAGGGTCTTTCCATATCGTGACTTTGGAGTGAAGCAACCATCCGCGATCTCGAAACGCTGTGACGATTGCGCCAGAGAAGTCTTTAAACTCAATATCTCCATCTTTCCATTTCGTTGCGAGCAAGTCGCAGCAATGCACAGCGCACTCTCTGCCGGGCACGGTCACGCGCATGAGTTCGTCGATGAGGAATCCGAATTGAACCATGAAGTCATCCATTCCGGAGCAGTTGCCCATGTCTGCCACGTCGTCGGAATAGGTGAATAGATCAGCGAACGGCGGAGAAAAGATTGAGAAGTCGATTGATTCATCTGCGAGTTTTTCGCGAGCTACGCGCACGCAATCTCCGTGGCAAAGCATCCAATCGGTTCCGTTGGCTTCATTGATGTCTGTTTTCATTTTTATGGTGTGTGTTTTGTTTTTGAGACTCAGCGCGGCTTGCCGCATTTCGATTTTCATTTCCTCATGCTTCGCCATCTTTTCGACAACGGCATCGAGAATCGGGCCTTCCGTGTCAGCTTGCACGATGTAAGCATTTACTTCGCGATGCTGGCCGAATCGGTAATGACGGCGGAGAGCCTGATACAAGTCCTCGAACGAGTAAGACAGCCCGCAGAAGATTGTATTCGCGCAATGCTGCCAATTCAGTCCTCGTCCAGCGATCTCCGGTTTCGTGATGAGCGTTTTAAACTCTCCGTTCGAGAATTGATTGAGCCGTTTTTCCTTTGTCTCCGGTTTATCACATCCGCGAATCTCCACAGCATCCGGCAATACTCGTTTCAACTCTTCGGCCTCGTAGTTTGTATTGCACCATACAGTCCATAGCTCATCCGGTTTTTCAGCGATGATCTCAGCAACGCGTTTGCATCGTGACTCGTTTGTCAGTCGCATTTCCTGATGCAGATTTGTAGCTGAAAGCGTCGGGTTTCTGAACAGCTCTCCGTCTGCGCGCCCTTCCGTTTGTTCGACGTGAACCATCTCCGTCTTGAAGTTTAGCGATGGCAGTAAATAACCGTCATCTGGGAAACCGATGTCTGATGGTTTGGATACGCATGCCGCCCAAGTTGCCACCCACTCCCAGAATGCAGTTTTTGCATGCTTTTTCAAACGCCAATCTCCCGTGTTGAATGTGTCGTTGATGAAGTATGTTGCGAGCATTTGAGCAGGCGAGCACACTCCGAGGAAGTCTGCATGTTGTCCCATCTCCGTGTAATCGTTCGGTGCAGGCGTAGCCGTGCAGCAAAGTCGGAATGGAGTCTTTGCAAATGAGTTCGTGAGTCCGATTCGCGTCTTCCCTTGGAATGATTTAAGGATCGAGCTTTCGTCCAGAACCACGCCCGCGAAAAACTCCGGAGTGAACTTGTCCAGTCGTTCGTAATTCGTGATGTTGATTCCGGACTGAACTTCCGATTGCTCGCGAACGTGAGTCACTTTGATTCCAAACTTCTCGCCTTCTTTCACGGTCTGCGGAGAAACTGCGAGCGGCGCGAGAATCAAAACGCTGCCGCCAGTGTAACGGCAAACTTGATCCGCCCACTCAAGTTGCATTGGAGTCTTGCCAAGTCCACATTCAGCGAACAAGGCGCACCGCCCCTGTTTAATTGCCCATGATACAATCAGCTTCTGCCACTCGAAAAGGGGCGCGGTAAATGGCAGTGGTTCAAATCCCGAATGCTTAATGGTTGCACGCTTCGCGGCGATTACTTCGTCGTAGGTATTCATTTCCTCAACTCCTCCAGTTCCGCTTCTTCGAGTTCCGCCGTCGCCTCTTCGAGCTTCATACGAGCCTCGTTGATCTCCCATTTCAGCGGTGCCGGACACTTGTCATATTCCGGCGACGTGTCGCGAAGTCGAGTGACTTCCGCCTCTGCTTTTTCGACGGCGAGCCGTGCGGCACGGAGTCTGTTCGGTTTTGTCTCCGGAAAGTCGGAGAATAGTGGTTCGTGGTCTGTGGTCATGTTCATTTTTCTGTTCGTTAAAGTGTATCGCCGTCGCTCGCCTTGAGGTCCGCGAATGGTCGTGAGTCTCTTTCAAATCTCAGCCGGTAATGCTATTATTTGTCTCACGCCACGGGCATTTTGCCCCGGCAAAGTTGTTAAAGTGGTTGCGGGACGTGATTAGCAAATTCACACACAGGATACGCCTGCTCGGTGGTCCGAATCCCGCAAATTTGTTGAGCGCGGCAGGTTGGCACCTGCTCCGGGTTAGACGCGGACCGTTTTAACGCCGTCATCTGACCGCACCTTACATTAGGGCTGCTAGGCCGTTGCAGTTTCGCGCTCAAAGTGTTTCATGGTTGATTATCCTCCCAAACGTCAATTTCAACCCTTGGCATCGTCGGCACAACGACGAAGCCCGTGCCAGCGATGCGAAGTCCTTTGTCGTTGCGGACAATGCCCGCGTCCTGAATTCCGTCGATGTAGGGTTTCAGCGCGGCAATGAGATTGTCCTCATCGGGAAACCGTGCCGTCGTCTTGTAGAGCGTGACGTAATACTTCGCCTGCTCCCACTTCGGCCCTCGCGTCAAGCCGAGGTCCGTGAGGCAACGCATCGCCTCGTAAACCGCCGCGTGCCGTGCCCGGCGGATGGCTTGGCGTTTCACGAATGCGTTGATGCGGTCATTCGGCCAAAGTGCCTTTTCGGGAATCGGGAGTTGAAGGGTGATTTTCATTCTCCTTGGATGACTCTGTTTCTCGCCATAGCCGGTGGATACCCGACGCTCCAAAGAGCGAGGATGATGGTTTCTTTGTCCGGCAACTTCGCCTTAGCCCGGGCCAATGCGCCCTTCGCAATGTCACGGGTCATCTTGCAGTCTTGCAAACGCTTCCGGTTTGCGTAGCTCCGATTCTTCGAGCAGGCGACAGACGCACACGTGTAAAGGTATTGCGCTGCGGACAGTTCTTTCTCCGCTTCGGCAATTTCCTTCATCGCTGGCGGCGTGCAATCGTCGCCGAGGTATGCGTCAAGATGGTTCCAACGGTTCGCAACTTCCTGCCCGCTGAAGAAGTCCCACCATACGATCCGCGCAACTATGACGCGAACGGTCGGGTCGGTGATGCGCTCGATGCGCTCAGCCCAAACTTCCGGACGTGTCCGATGAACTGCCGCATTGCGTTTTCCGTTCTCGATGCGAAACTCCCATACGTGCTTTGGAGTGACGCCGACGGTTGATTTGTGCCAGCGTTCTCCTTCGTCCACCTTGGCGCAATGCTCCAGAAACTCCGCCGGAAACATCCATTCCCGAAGTTCCGCGATGCGCCGGTCCCGCTTGTCCGTGTTGAATCGTGCGTATTGGCTCATGTTAAAAGCCTTCGTTGAGAACGTAGGTTTCGACTTCGTTCCGCTTGTCGCCCTTGTTGTCTTTGCCGACTCGGAGCTTTGCCGAGACTTCGAGCCCGATGAGGTCCGATGCATCGATGTCAACCGGCTGATTCTCGCCGGGCCATTTGTTCGCTGCTTGCAGGAAGGCGTCCACCTTCCACTTCGCGCCGTCCGAAAAGACAAGGTAATCGAAGATTCCGCCGCCCCTTGCTTCGCCGTCCTGCACTACGCGAACGCGAAGCTCGATCATCGGGTTGCCGTTGCTGCTTGTTTTCTCTTTCGCATCGACAATGCGCACGAGGTATTCCCCTGCGGGCCAAGGCCCGAAGGTGGGTTGCTGTTTGCCGTCTCCTGTTGTGAATGTAATAGCCATGTTGTTTATTGGTTGGTTGTTTTTGTTTTGGTTGAAACTTTGGGCCTGCTTACCCGCACGTAAGACGTGCCCGGTGTCTGGACAAATTGCCCGTCGAGGTCGGTGATTGGAAATAAGAGCTTCGCCTTTTCTTCGCTAACTGCCCCGATGAGCTTCGCCGCTTCCACAGCCTGAATGCCTTCGTGCTCCGCAATCTCAATCATGCGCTCCGCTGGCAGCACATATTTGCCTGCCTTGTTCACAACGGAAACGCCCGGCACCTTTGCCGTCGCCGCCTTGTCGAGAAGCACACGTCGCGCCTCTTCGCGCCAATCGTCCACCGTATCGCACGCAAGAACGAAGTCCCGCAACTTCTCCGGTGTCCACGTTCCAAGTTGAGCCTTTGCTTCCTCGACGACTCCCGACAACGGCACAACGGCCAGTTGTTCCCGACGTGCGTCGCAGTCGAAGCGAAGCGCGCACCATCCGCAGTAATCGCATGGCGTCGCCGGCGCCTGCTCTTTTACGGCCGCCACGATGCCGCGCACGATAGCCTCTGCGCTCTCACGACTAAACCTGTGAGTGACGACTTGCTGAGCATCGGCGAAAAACAGATGCATCGTCCACTCGTCCACAAACTCACGATCCATGCAGCCGAGCGCATAGAGAGCCTGTTGCGCCTCGTAGTCGCGGATTTGCCCGGTCTTGATGTCTGCGCTCCAAAGGTTGCGCCAGCACGCCAAGTCCATCGTGCCGGTGATACCTTGCCACTCCACGCGAAGCTCATCCTCCCGCGATTCGATAGCCTGCCCGAAGGCGAATGCGTTTGCAGTCTGAATTGTCCACAGGAATGCAATCAGGTCGCCTTGGTCAAAGGTCTTAACCACGTTGTGAGGGATTTCGCCGCTGGCAATTGCCGAGCGCACAAGTGCGTCGATGTTTGTGCCGCGTTGCGCTGCATCGCTTGGTGCCTTGTCTCCGACGTAGCGAGGACAAGCGGCTAGCTTCGGCAGCGAAGATGCGCGGAGTTCGGGCTTCATTTCGCGCCTCCTACTGCTGCGATAAATCCAGCCGGGTTTTTAAGCACGCGATCCGCGTAGTCCTGAGGCATGTCTAGCCACGTCTGCGACGCTGTGACCTTGCGGTTTTTCTGGAGGTATGACGTCACCTTGTCCTCGCCGATGGACTGCACGATGCGCACGAGGTCCGGATTGCTCCCAATACCTGGCAACGGGTCAGGGTCAATCGTTGGCATCGGGTCGGGCGAGGTTGCCGCCTGCTCCGGCGCACTTGCAACCGGAACAGACGGCTTCTCGTCTCTCACACGAACAAATTGCTCCGCGCCCCACGGTGCGCCGACGTTTACAAATGCCTTCCTCACGGTGTCGATGCTCCACGGCTCTGAGTCCGCCAGCCCGTGCCGGTTCTTCGCGTCCCATGCGCTGCATCGCGTCGCGTAAAGCAAACGCTCCCGACCACCGATGCCTTTGAGCTTGCCTGAGTCAGTCTCTTTGATCTGCGTCCGGTAGTTGCCGAAGAGCACGGCATCCGACCACTCCTTGATGAGCGGTTCGACGTGCTTTGAAAGTTTGAGCGTGTATCTGTCGAACGCACCCTGCCCGTCCGGCGGCTCAAACTTGGCCACTTTCGAATGTGCCAACAGCACGACGTTGATGCCGGCGTGAATTACGGCGTCAAACCGTGCGAGCACAAGGGCCATCCGCTCTTTGACCGCGATGTAGCCTTTTCCGTAGCCGAAGTCCTCGATGCCCTTGATTTTATCGTTGCCAGCCTCTGCCACGACTGCCGCTGAAATCATGTCGTCGAGCCAGTCAATCGTATCCACCACGAGTGTCTGGCAGGGTTTGCATTTGACGACTTCCCCGAGCGCGGATTCCACCGTGCGGAGGTCTGGCAGAACGTCCCGCCCGATGCGCGAGACGTCGAGTTGCGCCGTGCTGCCTTCAAGGTCGAAGAATAGCGGGTCCGGCATGATACCGGCGAGCGTCGATTTGCCGAAGCCCTCCGGCGCGTAGATGGTGAGTTTCTGTGCGCGGCCAATTTTGCCGCGTGTTGCTTTTGCGAGTAGGTTCATGTTTTCTGTTTTTGTGTTGGTTGACTAGAGTTCTCCGAGGTTGCGAAGAAACAGCCAGACGGCTGTCCAAAAGATTGCATTGAATACGAGGACAACGAGACAACCGAGTGCCCGGCATTTCAGCCGGTCCTCGCGTTCCTCTTCGTCGCGGAGCGCGTCGAGGTAGGCGAGTGCTTTGCGGTTGCGCTCTTGAATGCGCTGGTCGTCTGGAGTGTGTGGGTCGTTCGGGTTCATGAATTGTTAATTCAAGACTTCAAATGCATCTTTGAACGCCGTGTAGTCCTCATCTTCAGTGTCGCCGCGTCCGGGGAAATAAACTCCAACGCGGTCGGTTTCGACGAATGTGAGGATTCCGATTTCCCCAACTGTCCAGTTGGAGTTCTCTGATGTCATTTTTACTTTGTCGCCTGTTTTCATGTTCGTGTTTCTGTTTTTGGTTTCTGTTCTGTTTGCGTCTCCGGTTTCCCTTTGACGTTTTGGAGTAAATCAAAAATCCCGCATCGCGTCTATAACTTTTTTCAAAAATCTTTTCACGTCACGCTGGAATCAAGCATTAATGAGGGTTTGCGGGCGAAAGAAAAATGCGAGGGTGAGAAAAAACGGACGTAAGAGTGCCGTTTTTACGTCATCGCGTCGCCTGAAAATGCATCGCGTCGCGCCCCCAGAACGCGCCCGCAGAAACCCATCCCTCGCGTGCGAAACACTCCATCACGGCGAGCGGCATATCGGCGGCAACCGGCCACGCGGCATGGTTCCCGTTTGTCTCCGGCGCAAGGTCTATCGCCGCGCCGCGAGCATGGAGAGACGGAAGCGAACCGCCTCGCATCGGGCGGTTGTTATACACCCCCGCATACTCGCGCAGAACTAGCGGTGCGACTTTCGAGACGGCGACAAGGATGCGCGAGAGGCTTTCGGTAACTCGTTCGTTGCAGCGGATTGAATCCACGTTGCGCCCGTCATATTGAACGATAACGCCAGCGGGAACTGGCATTTTCACAAGCCGTGACTCGTCCCCGGCCTTTCCGTAGAACTTCGTGAGCGCCTCCTGTGACGTGTCCGGCCACGGGTTGCTCTGCGGCATGAGTGAACGAAGATGCGCTTGCACTGCGCGGATGGATTTCGGTCCCCAAAAACCGTCCGGCTCTGCGCCGATGCGGGTTTGCATGGCCTTTATTTGTGCGGGCGTCATAGCGGTGTTGCGCGGACGTGTAAAGACGTGCGTGCGCTGGTCGTGATTGTCACCGAGTCTGCGGTGATTTTTGTGACGCACCCGGTGAGCGATGAAAGTGCGATGAGTGCGGTGAGGAGTTTCATGTGAAAGCTAGCAGGGTTTTTGCCATCCTTTCGCAGCGTGCCGTCACACAATCACGTGCCTGCGTAAGCATGGCGGCTTCGAGCGCCTCGCGCACGTGTCCGGAGTGAAATGGCTTTTGAAGAATGCAGTCCACGGCGAACTTCGCGTTGCCGATCTCGGACGGGTAGCCGGTCATGAGGATGAATGCAGCATCCCCGGCGAGACGGCGAAGCATAGGCAGCATTTCCAGCGTTCGTTCGGGCGATGAGTCCGGCAGTTTCAAGTCGAGAAACACAACGTCGAAGTCGTGCGCTTGCAGAGCCTCAATCGCCTTCGTCACAGTGTGCGTCTGCTTTTTCGCAAAGCCAATCAGCGACGTGGATACGCTCGCAATTACTCCTTGGTCGTCGTCAATGAGTAGTGCTGATTTCATCGGGTCATTGATGCGACTCTACTCGGGCAGATGCTCGGGCGGCTTCCAGTCTTTTCGCGGCGAGGTCTGCCATCACACGCGCAGCCTCCTCGTTGTTGATTGACTTGTAAACGACGGCGACAACGGCATCCACAACGCAGCCGAGTGCCTCTTGTGATGCGTGAAGCTCTTTTAGTCGCTGGTCGTGGAACTTGGCATCTTGCTCCAGCTTTTTTGTGCAATACCACTTTCCAAACGCGATTGCGACGGCGAGGAACACGGCGGGCCAGCCACCCCATTCCCATGCTGATTTCAGTGCGTTCGGGTCCATTACCTTGATACGGTTGCGCGAAGTTTTACGGCGTCGAGGATGAACGACTTGGCTGCCGCTGTTGCGTCGTTGCCGATGATTCCGCAAATGTATCGCGTGATTCCACCGACTCCGTTCGTGTTTGTAACCGTCACTTCGTTGCCGAATGCACCGCCGTTTGTGTTCATCGACATTTTGTATTCGAGGTTGGTCCCCGTGTTGCGGATGCGTAGCGTGTGCCAGTTTGTGTCGGCTGCTACGCCAAGGCTGGAAGCCGTTTCCGCGCCTCCGTCTTTCACGACGGCCATGAAATTTGTGTCACCGCTGCTCGTGTCGTATCTGAGATACTCCCCTCGTCCCGGTGTGACTGCGGAGTAGTCATTCATTATCCCGATTCGGAATCGGGTCAGCGTGGTCTGGTTGAGCTTGAACGTGATTCTCAAATCGAACTGAATCGGCGTGCTGGCATCCACGAAAATAAACGGCGCGAGTGCGCTTCCTCCGACATAAAGAGAAGACGCGTTACCCGATGCGGAAGCACAAGCGGTCTGATATTGACCGGGATTGTTGAGCGTTCCTTGAATGTAAGCGTAAGAGCCGCTGCCGCTGATTGCGCCTTGCCTCCAGCCAAGCATACCAATCTGCCCGTCTGCGTTTGTGCCGCCGATGAAATCCTCTTCGAGCACGACAACATTCTGCGCGACGAACAAATCCGTCACGGATGCAATCAGGTTTGCCGTTGTCGGCGTCGCGAGAAGCGTGGCGATTCCGGTGCCTAATCCAGAGACGCCTGATGCAATCGGCAGTCCAGTGCAATTCGCGAGATTGCCGCTCGATGGCGTCCCTAGAACTGGCGTCGTGAGCGTCGGCGAAGTCAGCGTTTTGTTGGTGAGCGTTTGCGAACCTGTGAGCGTGACGAATGCGCTCGGGAGCGTGAGCGCGAGCGATGCGAGATTGACCGTCCCTCCGCTTGGCGTGCCGTCGAGAGTGCCTTGTAACAGTCCGTTTTTGATTGGAAATTGTGCCATAGCTTAGAGTGTCACCGTGTAGTCGTAGGTGTAATCGTTCGTCGCGTCGCCGTTGAAATAGACCGTGAATCCCGTGGTCGATCTGTCATCGATTGTGCAGGCGCAGAGCTTTAACCCCGGTGCTGCGGCGCCCGTGTAACGGACTGCGCTTTCCACGAGCTTGTAATCCGCCGACGCCATCGGGCTCGAAAACGTAACGGTCGCGCTGTCGGAAGCCGAAAGCACGACGCTGCCTGTGCGGTAGTTCGCGGAGATCGTCGCCGCCGGGAACGTCTGCCCGTCCCGGTAGAGGCTGTTTTCAAGCTCCAACGTGAAGCGCGGTGAAAGCTGAGGGGCGGTCCCGTCGAGGTAAACGATCTGCGCCATGTAAGACACAGAGTCCACGTCCGTATTTTGTGACGGATATCCGCCCGCAGTTGTGACGGTGATCAAAAATCCCGACGTGCGCGGGTTGTGAGCCCCGAGTCGCGTGAAGTTCGACGCTGTGATTTCGAGCGTGTCGCCGGTGTAGCTGATGCCGTTCGTTGCTACGCTCATGCCGACTCCGTAAAAATTTACGTCGGACATAAGTTCGGTTCGCGTCTCGTCTGCGACCTGTTCGGCTGTAAGGTCATCGCTCGAAAGCGTAACTTGTATCAGCGTGACTCCTGTGTTGTCCGGCTGCGTGCTACTGCTCTGTGAATCATACCAAATACGAAAAATCTCAGCGTTTCCGTTTCTGACTCCGGCGTAATCCCAATACCGGCCACCGAGTGATCCATCCTCATTCGCTCCGCATTGAACGGTCACGATTTCGCGGGCGATGTCCGTATTGATCCCGAGGTCTTTCAGGAATACGGGCGCGGAGAGCGAAAGGCTTCCATCGTAGTAGTAGTTTCCGAGGTCATCGACAGCCGTGCGAGTGAACGTCGGCGACGCCACGACCGGCGCGGCGTCATATTTGCCGGTGCCCGTTGACTGCTTTATCAAAAACTCAATCGACGGGTCTGATCCGATGTCGAGATACTGCCGGGCATCGCCCGAGGTCTGCCGATAGAAACCGATGCGGATGGTCTGTTCGCTTGGCGCAGGCAATTCGAGCTTGTCTTGGAAACTTGTATCAAGTCCGGACAAGTCCAGTAAATTGTTGTCGAGGTCCCAAGTGATTAAAGGCATGGCTATTGTGTTCGGTTAGTCAAAAAATCAGAGGAGTTCGCCGGTTACTTCGTCACGGAGTTGTGCGCCGGTTGCGGCGTCGTAAATCGGGTGAGTTCCGTCGGCGAGCGCGTATGGCCACCATGTCTTCGGCGTGAGGTAGATTTCGATGTCACCGATTGCCGTTCCGCCTGTTCCCCAACGGATCGGAATCACTTCGCCATCGATGGACATGGTCAAATCTCCATACGTTCCCGCCGCCGTGCTGTCGTAGGTCTGCCCGTCCATAAATCCGGGCGGTGATCCGGATTTCGTCCAAGCGACATTGATGAAGAAACCTATCTGCGGAATCATTTCCGCGTCGTCAATCGGCGGCTGCGTCGCCGTCATCTTATACTGCGGAGGATAGACTCCGTATGCACCGAACAGGTAAAGCGTCGGCGTGATTTGCAGCGTATCACCGCTGATGTCTATTTCGACTTGGTTCCCGAAAGCGTTCGATGTGATGATGTGCCCGTAAGGTGCCCGCTCGTATCCGTCGCACAGGTCGCGTTCGTCGGCGATGTATGCGGTATCCGTGTCTGGTCGTAGCGTGTCCGCGATGAAGAGTTCGATATTCTGCTCCGGGAAACCGTCTGATGGGTCGGTGCCGGTGATTTGCATGTTCCACGTCCTAACTCGCCAATACCACCGCACGCATTTCTGCACGCTGACAACTTTCGGCCATCGTGTGAGTCCCGTTGCTGCGTCAAGCGTCGGCTGATATTCTCCCCGAAACGGGAAGAGTAACGCCATCGGGTCGGGCGGCTGAATTGTCGAAACAGCCTGCGCCGGGTCGGTAGGTAAAAAGTGAGGAACTCTCATGCTGGCGGGTCGGGTTCAACCGTGATTAAGATGGGAATCATCGCTGGCACAACTGCGCCGTTTGCGATGATGTAACAAAGCCGCTGAGACGAAAGCCCGATGGAAACGCTGCCGTCGGGGTTCTCTATGACTTCGGTTTGCCCTTGCAAATCTTTCACGTCAGTCGAACGGCGCAACAAGTCTTTCAACCTAGCGCCGCTTAGCACGTATGTCTTTTTAACGTCGATATCCTGCCAGTGCGGTTTTTCCATATTACTCCAAGGCTGGCACTACAATCCATTGCAGGCTTGTGGTTACTTCATAAACGTGCCCTTCCGCAATATCGCCTGGGCAGCGGATGTTTAAATCAGTTCTTACCCATCCTTGAAAGAGCGGCGTGAGTGCAGGATAGAATCCATTGAAAGCCGTCTCAATCGCTGCGTTCTCCACGGCCTGCGTGCCTAGCGGATTGACTACTTCTTCGCCGGACTGTGCAAGGCTAGGGCGTTTCCCGATAAGGCAAAAGACATAGCTTAGCGTGGGTTTTGGTTCGTTGATTATCGAAACGTAATTGGTCCCCGGCTTGATTGTCGCCTTTTGCTGGTAAGTCGTCGAGCGAATGCAAGTCGGCTCTTTCGGCTGAGTGCCGAGAAGCCCTAGAAAGTTCGCGGTTATATGCGCGGTTGATCCGTCATCGTAGGTAATGTCCGCGCTATCAACGCACATGTATTTAAAAACCTCGCGTGGCGTTCCGTGCGAAGTGTTAATCAGTCCGGCTATTTGTGCAATGTCTCTGTCACTTCTCCCCGGCTTGAATACCTTTTCGAGATACGTTCTCGCGTTAGAGCTTGCGACTTTATAGACGCGCTGCCCCTCGTCAAACCCGCCGCCTTTTGTCCGCGTGAATGATGGTCCTGACTGCGGTAAAATTGTTAAAGTTCCGTGTGCGATGTTCATATTGTTACGCTACGGTCAAACGCTGATTGAGTTTCGTTAGCTCTTTCTCAATTTGATCCAAAAGCTTCGTTTGCTTCTCCGGTTCAGGGTCTTTCTTCTGCGGTCCTTGCAGGTTCATCTCAGCCGGTTTTGCCCACTCTCCGCGTGCCTTCGCGTCCATGTCTCTAATGTCCTGCCGTTTTTGCAAAATGCGTTGCGCCCGTGCCCGTGCGCGTTGCTCTCTGCGGTCTGCGCGTTGTGCCGCTGCTGCGCTTGTAGAGCCTCCCATGATGCGCTGTATTTGTTCCTCCTGCACGTCTTGAAGTCCTGACTGTGCTTCCGCTAGGTCTGCCTCCGCAACTTGCCTTTGTGCTGTTCCCTCGCTGGCTTTGTTCTTTTCGTCCTGCGCTTTTCTTACGCGCTCGCGAGCCAATGCCATGCGCTGATCAAGTGAAAGTGTCTCTTCCAGCTTTTCGCGCTGTTTTTGATATGCTTTAGTTGTCCTTTCCGCCGCCTCGGTGCGTATCTTCTCATCCTCAATCGCAGCCTTTTTAGCCGCAATTTCATCAAGCGCATTTTTGCGCCGTTCCCATGCTGCTTTCTTTTCTGCGTCTGATGCCTTTTTTGCGTCTGCTAAATCCTGCGGGGATTTGCTAGCATCGATTTTTTCAGCGATTTCATCCGTTGCTTTTTTCGCAGCCTCAACATCGGATTTGTAAGCCTGCCATCCTTTTGAAGCTCCCGAAAGAAATGCACCGACACGGTTAATCAATCCGTCCTTTGCCGCCGTTCCAACTTCTTCGATTTTGTCAGTGAGATTATCAAGTGCCTTTGCGTTATCCTGCTCAATAACTCCGCTTACTTCCTTCATTGCGGACTTGATTTCTTCGGAACCGGCTTTCATTCCGCCGACTAGCTTGGCGTTTTTAACGCCTAGGATATCCATTGCCGCCGCCGTTTGTTGTGTTCCCCCTCCAAGTTCACGAACGCCATCTGACAGCTTGAAGAAAAGGTCAAGCGTGTTGCTGTTAATCACTTCTGACGTTGTGATTCCAAGCTCCGCGAATTTCTTCGCAGCGTCCTCGCTTCCGCCGCGCACTGCCGCTTGCGCTTGCACTAGGTTCAACATTGATTTCCGCAACGTCTCAACGGAAACGCCGCTTCCCATGAAAACCTTTTCAAGCCTGCTTAGTTCTTCAGCCGTGATTCCGATTTGGTCCTCCGCGTCAACAAGCTGCCCTGCCTTGCCTGCCGCGTCTGCCATTGCGCCGCCTAGCCGTTTAATTCCTTCCGCTGCTAAATTGCCGCCGAGAACATCGCCGAAAATGCCCTTTGGCCCTCCGACTTGCATTGGCCTTTGAACATCTGCACGGAACTTTTCGACAGCCTGTCGCGCTGTCTGCATTCCTTTTTCAATCCCGCGTGAATCCGCTTTGAGTGTGTAAGTTAATCCCGGCATTTTATTGTTTCCGCTGTTGCTTCTGCGCGATGTAGTCGAGTGCCTTCGTGAGAGACTGCCTCATGCTTTGGTCGAATGCTTCCATTGCTCGCCTGTCGTCAATTTTCTGAGACACCCACGGAACGCCGCTTGTAAGTTTCGACTCTGCGCTTGTTAGTGTTTTGATGAATTGCCCGTTTGCCGGTGCATCCGTGTGTCGAGTTATCCACTTTCCGACTCGTCCGGTTTTTCCGGATACTTGCTTTCCGGCGTTAATCCACGCGGCTTTTGTCCATCCGACTAGCTTCCGCTTTTTCGTGATGTATGCCTGCAATTCTTTTGGATTCAAAACCACGTCAGGCTTATTGCCTTTTGTCACGCGCCCGTTTCGCTTTGCCGCTTCGTGCTTTTTGCCGTCATCGAAAAGCATAACTTCCAGCCCTGCAAATTTACTTGTTCGCCTGAGTATCTGTTGAGCCTGCGGAACGTCTCCGGCTTTCGCTGCTTTTGTAAATGCACGCGCCATGCTTTCGCCGGTCTTTCCGGCGTGCATTTGCTTTAGGCTGTTGATGATTTTACGGGCGTCGAGGTAAACACGATTGATGTCACGAAGCACGGCGGACTCGCCTAGACGCTTTGCATCAATCCCGCCGCCGTCCGGCTGGCCTGTTTTGATTCCTGCAACCGGCATCGTCCATTCCGCCAAGTATCGCGCCATCATCGGTGCGCGGTCTTGGATTATTTGCGCGGCTGTTTTGTTCGTAGCCTTTGCAAGCTCGTTCAAACTGCGCTTGATGTCGTCCGCGTAAACGTCGCCTCTGATTTGCAGGTCACTCATTCCGGCACCTCCGCAAGTTCTCCGGCTTCGATGCGCCGCACGATGTCCGATGTCTCTTTTTGGATCTCCGCGAGCATATCCGGGCAAACGATGCCAGCGGCTTTCTTTTCCCGTCGCACCATTGCTTTAGCCACGAGTGCGCGTGTCCGTTCCTCCGCGTCGATTTCCTCCTGCGTGCGCTCAACCGGCTCGTCGGTGAGCGCGATGTGGCTTTGCTCGTCGCGCAGTTCGCGCAAGCTCCAATAGAGCCACATGACTTTTGCAACGGGCCATCGGTAAAACAATTCGTCGAATGTGATCCCGGTTGTGCATGTGGTCAAAATCTGCGCGATGACGATGTGCGCGTAGGTCGAGCGGAGTTCCTTTGTTGGTCCTCCGTTGTCCAGAAACTTCACGAGGCGCGGGCTGCTCCCGTAGCAGGCGCGAACGTATTCGCCAAATCGCGTGCTCTCCGTGTCCACGTCGAGCGTCGCACATCGGGCGGTAAACTCATCCATCTCCTTTTCCGTTTCCGGAACGCCGATGTCGAGCGATGGAAATTGCTGGCTGCAAATCTTCGTTACCACTTCAAGCAAAGCGAAGTCGCCGAGGTCTTCGAGCATCACGATTTCGTCGCCAAGCGTTTCCTCCAATAGCTCCCGATGAAAAAGCGATAGCGGGCGAAGTAACCGCCCCATGCAAACAAACTCGCCAGCGTCTGCCCGGGCTTCAGCGGTGTGTGCGTTTGCGTATCTGGTGAACTTGGTGAGCATCTAAAAAAGTGGGCGGCACCGGAAACAGAAACCGATGCCGCCCTGAACAGAACGCGGAGAACATGAAAACCCCGCGCCCAACACGAGAAGATGATTAGCTAGGATTCTGCGCGGAGAGCGTCATGCCTGCGTTCCGGCGAAGCGTGAGCGGAAACATCGTCGCGTCGTCGTTGACGTATTCGCGCCCAGCTTCGTCGATTTGCCAAACGCCATCGAGCTTCGCGTCGTCCGAGGTTGCAATCGTCACGATTGCGCCCTTCACGAGTCTTGCGCGGTCTGTGAATCCTGTCGGAAGTTTGAGCGAAAAAGAAAGCGTTTCCACGAGGTCAAAACTGCGCTCGCCGACTAGCACGCCGGACTCGTTTTCGTCCTCGTTCTTTTTGCGATAGTCAGGCTTGTAACTGACTGGCCCGACGATGCGGCACGTCGAGCCGATTGCCGCGCCTTCGCTATCAAGCGTTACGTCGGCTCCCGTGATTGGAAGCCCTTTTAGAAATGCCCATCCGTGTGTAGTATCAGCCATAGGTTTGATTATTTCACGTTGTCAAAATCAAGTGAGGTTCGGCGAGTTTACGCCGTCGATTTCGAATTCGAAGTCTTGTGTGCGGAGGTCGCCCGACACGTTTGCCGACTCGCTCACGAATGCGATGCGCCACACGCTGATTGTGCCAAGGTCGTTGAGGTAGTCGATGAGGTCTGCGAAGTCGGCTGTCTGCCTGCGGTCGGCTGTCTCCATGAAGACGGGTGTACCTGCCGTGAATGTCGCCGTCGTCGTGAGCGTGATGTCGTATTGTGAGATCGCAGGCAGTGGAACTATTGCGACGCTAGCGATGGTGTATTCGTTCCCGTTGATGCGTAGCAGATCGCCGGGCTGCGGTGCAGGGTCATCGAGCAACAAATAAGTGAGCCGGAAAACTGCGCTTGCGGTCGTGTTGTTCACGATGGTTCCGATGCGGAGGCTTTGTGAAATGATATCCACAAACTCGCCGCAATACTGGTCGATTGCCGTTCCTTTCATGTGCTCCGCGATGGTCACACGAAGCGTTGTCCGCATTGGTCCGCGAATCTCTCCGCGTCGGTCGCCGTCGCTCCACGGCACGGATGAGCCCGAGTAAATTGCAAGCCACGGCGCGTTCGCTGCACCTGCCCGCTTCGGCGTGATGATGTCCACGCCGGAAAGCATGTTTGCCTTTGTCGCGGTGATGTAAGCGGCAATGCCGTCTTCGAGTCTCCTGCCGAGTCGCTGGAATGCCATAGGTTACGAGTTCCGTGTGTCGAGGTTGATTTGATGCGTGTCGCCGTCGGTCTGAGTCTGGCCGATGACACGAAAAACTTTTCCGTCGCTCACTCGCGTAATCAGTGCGCCGTGCGTCGGTGCGGTTGCGAGGTCTGCCACGGCGACTTCGATGGTCGCGGTGATGCTTTCCATCACGCCGTGAACTTCAAGCTCCTGTGTGTAGCCGAGGGAGTTGAAATCGCACGGCACGTTTCCACCAACGCCCGGAAAGGTGAAATTGACGGTGCCGAAAACTTCCGTCGTGGTATCCCAGCTACGGGTCATAAAGTCGTCGAATCGTGCCATTGTAAAAGCGCGGAGTAGTCAAAAAGAAAGAGGCTCGCCGTTTCCAGCGAGCCTCCCCTGATGTTTCCCCCAAACCTGAACTTTATTCCTTTGCCGCCTTTTTCTTCGGCGTCTCCGGTTCGCCGTCCGTTGCTGGAGTGGATCCGGTTGCTGCCAAGACTGGCGTGAGAGAGAAGCACGCCACGCGCTCGCCAGCCTTCACGCTTCCGCGTGCGTCGATGACGGTCTTGCGGTGAATTGCGCCGGGCTTGTCCGGACCAACTAGGATGTCGGATTCGCCGCGTGCGTTTGTCTTGAGCGTGATGAACTTCATGGATTAGGCTGACTTGATGATTTTCAGACGGGTGGCGTCGCCGGCGGCTGCGCCAAACATGACGTTGAACGAAGCCCATGCTGCGCGGGTCGAGGTGCTGCCCCACGTGGAGAAGCGAACGGACAAGCCGAGCGACGGGATTGTGATGATTTCGTTCGTTCCCATCTGCGCTGCCACTGTCGGGTCGAGGACCGGAAGGCCTGCGGCTGCGGCGATTGCCTGAGGGTCGCAAAGGAATCCGGTGACGTTTGCCTGTGCGCCGTCCCATCGGTTATTTTCGATGATGCGGTCAAAGCCGTATGCGCCCGATTCGCCGAGCTGGAACGAGTTCCGGTCAGTCGGCAGGATGCGTGCGATGTAAGAGCCGTCGAGCACAAGGTGCTTCATGTCGAGGTTCTTTCCAGCGGCATACATGGTGATGAGGTCGTCCGTTCCCCAGTCGGCTGCGGCCACGGTTGCGGTCGCCGAGCCGGTGACGGGAGCGAGCGCAATGTCGGCGATTTTGTAAGCGAGCTGACGCAGATTGATGTCGAAAATCTGCTGGAGCTTGAATCCCTGCTGGAGCTGCGCCGAGGTCAGATGGAACGAAGCGGAATACTCCGAGGGAGTCACCGCGATGTTCGCGAGCGTGCTGTCGCCGCTTTCGTAGTTGCTCGGGTCCGTTTGAACCGTTGCGCCTGCGGTAGCTTTCGGGACTTGGACGACTTTCTTCGGCGCGAGTTCATCGGTCGAGAAGTCGGTGGAGTATGCGTTGAGGAAGGCGAGCTTGCTGCCGAGGACGGTGAGAACCCGGTCGCGAGCGACGTCAACCACGAGGTCAGATGCGAGTGTATTTGCCATATCTTATTTTGGTTATTGGTTGTTGTTGTTTTTGGTTCTGCGTCCCTTTTTAGGAGAGCAAAGTGTTTTTGTGCTTCTGGAAAAATGCGAAGCGGTCTTCGCCTTCCAGTGTCGCATAGTGCGCCTTGATTTGCGTCGGCGTATTGAGTTCGGTCGCGCCGGTCGAGTCCTGTTTGATTGGTGCTTTCGCGCCGAATCGTGCGCCGGTTTCGCGCGCCTTCGCCGCTTCGAGCTTTGCGTCGTCGCGTGCTTTTTCTGCTTCGAGCTTCGCGGCTTCGGCGGATTCGAGCTTCGCGGCGAGGTCCGCGTTTGCAGCTTCGGCAGTTGCGAGCTTTGCGTTTGCTTCGTTCGTCGCGGTGTTCGCGGCTTCGATGTCCTTTTGCGTCCCGGCGATGATAGCCTTTGCAGCGTCGAGTTCATTTGTCAGGCTCACGATTTGCGCGGCCTTTGCGTCAATGTCAGAAGCGAGTTCGGAAATGCTCATTTGCTTTTTCGCGTTGTCAAATAGTTTGCCATGTACTTCGCAACTTCGCGGGCCATGCTCATGCTGCCGATGAAGTCTGCTAGTCCCGCTTCTATGCTTTGATAGCCGGTAACGACTTGCCCACGCATCGCGCTGTCCTTCACTTGCGGGCGATTCTCTTTCACGAAGCCGGTGAACGCTGCGTTGATGGACTCGATGTGCTCCTGAAACCATGCCGTTTCCGCTGGCGTAGGTGAGCGTAATTCATTTCCCGCCGCTTTCAAGTCGGATTGCGCCGGCGTGAAAATGTGAGGCGTGATTCCCATCGCGGAAAGTGCTCCAGCGAAGTCGAGGAATTGAATGCGCGTGCCGATGCTGCCAATCATGCCGCTGCCTTGCGTCACGATAGCCGATGCACCTGCCGCGATGTAATACGCTGCGCTCGCTCCGACTTCGCCAACGTGCGCCACGACGGGCTTGATGTTGCGAGCCTCTTTCACAGCCTGCGCTGCTTCCGGTGCTCCGATTGCGCTGCCGCCGGGCGAGTTGATTTCGAGCACGACGGCGGAAACATTCGGGTCGGACATTGCGCGGCCAATCTCTTCCGTCACCTGCCCGTAATCAGTCATGCCAAGCATCCGGTCGATTCCGGTTGTGTTTTGAGCGAGCACGTCGTTGACGTGGATGGTTGCGATTCCGTCGGACACGGCGTAATCTTTGCGCTGGTTCACGAAGTCGCCGATGGTGAGATTTTTCGGCATCGCTTCCGCCTTCGCACGAAGGTTTGCAAAGCGTTGCACGAATGCCGGAATTGCCGTCGGCAGCATCGCCAACGGCTGCGAGAAAATGGATTCGGGAATATTAATCATGGTTCGGTTGCGTCGTTTTCTTCGGGGTCAGTTTGCGCCGGTGGTTGTTGAGTTGTTTGACCGGCAATTTGCAACGTGATGGGCCTGCGGACACCGCCGTCTTTCTGCCAAGCATTTGAAACCGGCTGAGATTTCTTCGGCAGTTTAAGAGCATCGCGGAATGTGTCCTCATCGTCCTCCTGCGGAGTGATGGCTCCTGCGCGAACTGCCACTCCGTATGCGTCCGCCTTTTGTTTCACGGCTTGCGAGTTCGCCATATCTTCTTCGTGCTGACTTGGCGAGGATTCCGTTTGCGTGCCTTGTGCGTCCATTGCTCCGCTGCCTGGCGGGAGCGGTCGCCACATGGAGCGAATCCAAATCGTTTCCGATTCGGACAATCCTTTTTCCTGCGCTCGCCTTTTCAGGTGCTCGAGAAACTCAATCGGCTCCTCGATCCACTGCTCCATGTGCGGGCGATAGTCCTCGCCTTGTTCGTCATAGACTGAGCGCATATTCGCCAGCCCGTTGTTGATTTCCTCGATGCGCGCTTTCGCGTCCCGTCCGTTGTCGAGCGTCACGCGCCGCGGGCGACGGTAGCTTATTGCATCGCGCCAGCCTTCGGGCGGTGCGGGCAGGAGTCCGCTTGCAACGCGCCACTCGATGAATCGGATGATGAGCTTCTCGAACCAGCCGTAAATCACTTTGTCCGCTAGAAGCGAGAAAGCTGCATCCGCCTGCGCGAAGATACCGCGTGCGTTTGCTCCGCCTAGCTTGTCGCGGCTCCAGAAAAACTCGATTGGCACGCCGGTTGCCGCTGCCGCGTCACGAAGCAAAAGGTCGGTGACGTATTCGTTCACGAGCGGCGATGGAGTGTTGCCGGAAATCAGTTGAACGTCACCGTCTGCGCCGAGTCGGGCGATTGCTGCTCCCGCACCTTGGTAGAGGTTTTCGACGGCCTGCGTGTCTGCCGCATCTGCCTCGCCATCATTGGAGAGTTTTGCGAATGCGCCGCGTCCTGCGCGTGCCTTCGTTCCTTTGAGCACGAGAGAAATCAGCCGTTGCGTTTTGGCTGTCTTGGTTTCGAGCCGTTTGAGTTCGTGGATGTCCACGAGGTTGTTGACGCCCGGCGCGAGCGGCGAAACGCCACGCGATTGATTTGTGCCGTGCGCTTCGAAAATATGCGCCACGTCGCGGGCGTCGTATGGCGCGTAATTGTCAGCCGAGAGCTTCACGAAGTAGCGGACTGCGCGGCCAAAGTCGCCGATTTCAATTCCGTCGTGAACGGGCACTTTTGCGGTCGGCGGAGTCGCAACGTCATTCGGGTCGATTGCGTAAAATGCGGGGCACTCTCCAACGCCATTTTTCGGCGACGGGAAGTCAGGGTTTTCCGAATGCAGAACGAACGCCTCGCCGACGATTACAAGCTGCTCCGCGATGTGCGCCTGCATTTCGTATGCGTTCCGCCGTCCGGCCACGTCGCATTGAGACGGCGAGAGTAGGTAGTGCTCCGCTGCGAGCGTTGCCGCTCGATTCCATTCTTTGTCGGGCGTGTTGAACGCCGGAATGATACCCTTCCCTACGGTGTGCCGGGCAATGCCTTTTCCCCACTCCTGCACGATGCCGAAGTTTTGCCGGCACCATTGCACTTTCTCGACGATGCGCTTTCGCGTGAACGCTGACAAATAAAGGCGGGAGTCGTCCGGCGCGACGAATAGCACGTTGCTTCGGTCGATGCTCGCGGTGACAGTCTCCGCGTAGCTGCGCGTCCCGTTCCCGAGTTTGGCTGGTTTCTTCTTCGGATTCATTGATTTGACGCGACGATGTTTTGAAACGACGGCACCGTGAACACCGGATTTCCGTCCGTGTCATCGGTAGTCCTGAGCGCGTCCCGGCAAGCCTTCGCGACGGTCGCCGCGTCCATGCCGATTTGCATGGTGTAGCTCTTGCCGTTTCGAGATCCGCTTGTCATTGAGTCGATGACTCCGCCGCCTGCCACGATTTTCGCCTTTGCGGACGCGAGTAAATCCGTGACGAATGACTCGTTTCCGTCGTCAATTTCGTCGATGAGAAAGCTGGTAAACTCTGCCAGAGATAGCGTCGCCATTTCTGGCGTGCTCTTGTCAAAAGGTTACTTCATCCCCGCCGCAATAAACGCCTTTGCCTCAACTCTCAACTTCTCCACCTTTTCTGTCCGCGTGAGAAAGTCGATGATGTATTCCCTGCCCCACTCCGCGACGGGCTTTTCGCTGATGGTGAATGTGAGTTTGAACGGCGGCGGCGGGAGGTCCGGCTTCACGGTCGGCTCCGGTTGCGGGAGAAGTTCCGCGTGACGGTAGGCGTTCGTGAGCGCAAGCGGTGTTTGGTCCTCCGTGAAGAAAACCCTGTCCCGGTTAATCCACTGTTGCCGGTATCGGTCTGCCGTCGATTGTGAGATTCCAAGGTTGAGCTTGGCGAATACTTCCGGCCACGACGTGCCCTTGTGCCGGTTGTGGATCTCTTCGAGAAGCTGCCCGAGTTGCGCGGAGGATTTTAATGCCATTGCAATGCTCGCCATTGCCGCCGGCATCACTTCGCTTTCGTGCTTCGGGAGCTTCGCGAGGATGATGTTGATGACTTCGGTTTCCTGGAGTCCACGAAGCTCTTTGTCGTCGTAGAAGCCGAGGGTGAGTTGTTGGTTTGTGTTGGTGTTCATGGTGTAAAAAAGTTGAGTCTGCGGACAAATCTCCGGTCGGTTCCGTCCCGTTCCTTCCGCTTTCCGCGTCGCCGTTCTGCGGCCTCTTGGCAGTAGTCTTCCGCTTTGTCTGCCGGGTTACTGATGCCCGGATGGAGTGCTTTGATTTGCCGATACGTGTGCGAAACGCTTGCGCGAGTCAGTCCAAACGCCTCCCCGATTTCCTGCACGCTCCGTCCTTCGATGCCGAGTAGCCTGCCGTAAAGCGTCGCACGAATAGCGAAGCGTTTATCGTCGTCGGCTGAAATGAGCCTGAGCATTTCGCACGCGACGCGGCGAGCGTCTGATTGTGAGCCGTCGCCGAGGTCGGTCTGCTCAACACCCTGCTCGACAAGCTCCCTTGTGAGCGCGTGCCATTGCTGCCGGGTTGCCGGCAATGGGCCTGAGTATTCCGCGAACGGCTCGTGGATGAGGTCTGCTGGAGTGTCGAGGTTCATGCGCGGCGAATAGCTCGCGTGCGGGTCGGTTGCGGCGTCGTGGTTACGCATTATACGCTGTATGTTTTCCAGTATTCAATAACACGTTGCCCCATCTTCTTTTTTACTGGCGCATCGTTTTCGTTAAGCACGTGAATCCAGTGCCCGGTTGATAGGTCGGCAAGTATTCTTTCCGCTGCAATCAGCCTGTGAATCAAAGGGCGATGCGTTTTGATTTCGTCAAGCATCTCGGAAGGGGTCATTTTTCTCGTTTTAAATACGGGCGTTCTTTTCTTCATGTTTCTGTTTTCTGTTTCGCCGCTCCTTTATCAGCGTCCCTGAGCGTTTGCAAGCGGGCTTCGACGAGTTCCGATATGACGAGTTGCATTTTCTCGCAGTCGCCAAGGTGGTTATTGCTCTTTCTCGAAAGCCACTCGCCGTTTTCCTGATACTCGTCGGTGAGTTGCGCTTTGTATTCGTCATCGGCATCGACCGGCAACCACCAATGAATCGCCTCGCCTCCCGCTTGCCCGTGCTTCACGCAATCGTAGTAGAGACGGGCGGCGTAGTGGTTTGACCAGCAAAGCCAAAGGTCGAGCTGGTCATCGTAAACCTTGCCCATGCGGATTTTGTTCCATCGCGTCTGCGCCGGGCCTGCGCCCTTGTAAGGGTCGAAAATGCGCGTGCGTTTGAGGCAAAACTCGTAAACGCGGTCTGCGTCATCGCCTGAGTCAATGAGTCCTGCGCTTGCGGTGAACTTGTGCTCTTTTCCTGCCGGGTCGGTAAAAGTGAAATGACGAATGCGCCCGCTTGCGTCTGGTTTCTCGCCTGCGAGCACGCAAAGCTCTTCCATGCTCATTGCAACGCCCCAATCAACCAATGCACTCCACGTCGGCTTGTCTGGGTGTTCTTCGAGGATGCCCCACGCCCGGATGAGATACCACAAGTGGTCTTTTTGTTTGTCTGCGGTGATTGTGAGAAGCTGCGGGAGTCGCGGGAGCTGTCCTTTTACGTAGCGAATTGGCGTCCGCGCCATCACGCGGTCGATGTCGCCAATGTTCACGGCGGCTCCGGTGCGGATGAACGGGAGTCCGCACGTGAAATTGTGAAACGTGATGAGCTTGCCCACGTCACCTTTACTTTCGAGGAATTGCTTTGCAATCGCTGCGAATCCACCGCCGAGTTCGGGCGGTGCATACGCTCGCCAAAGGTGTGCGCTGATGCGGTCTTTTGCGGCTTTCGGGTTGTGAGCTACCCAACGGTAACGGTTTAGCATCCATCGGAGGCTTTGCTGCTCGATGTGCTTTTCGCAGTAGGCGCATTGATACGTGGTCGAGGTCTCGATGATGTCGAAGTCGTAGCCGGTTTTGATGCGCGTCATCTGCGTTGCATCCCATTGCGCTACAGCGTCTATCCATATTGCTGCTGTCTCGAAACTGATTTGCCCTGTCTTTTCTTCCCTCGTTCCTTCAATCGGCATCAGGTGTTCGTCAAACGGCACCTGCGCCGTCTTGTGCGAGAATGAAAGCCGTTGCCATCCGGTCAAATGCGGGTCGCGGCTTTCGTCGCTCCATCCGACCGGCCACTTGTCCGGCTGCGGGAACGTCTCGCCTTTTTCCTTCGCGGCCTGCGAACAGTGCGGACAAGGCAAGTAGCAATGGTGTTGAGAACCGCGAAGGAATGACTGCCATATCGGAGAAAACTCGCCTGCCATGCCGGGCGATGAGTTCTCAATAATCTTTCGCGTGAACGGAAATAGCTGCGTGCGCCCGATGATTTTGTCGGCAGAGGACGAATCCTCTTTTGCTTCGCGGTTGCCCTTCGACTTTACAACCGCCTCTTTGCATCGGTCAAACTCGTTGATGATTGCCAACTCCGCGTTGAATCCGTGCAAGTTTGCCTCCTCGCCGCTGCCGACGAAGCGAAGGATTTTGCCACGGAAGGTTTTCCAGAGGCTCGTCCAAGTCGTGCGCCCGAAAACTGCGAGCTTCGCTGCCGGTTCACAGGCGAGGATGAACGGGTCGATTTCCGCTTTGCTGACTTTCTTCGCGCTTGCTCCCGACGGGTCCAGCCAAACGATGCTGCCTGCTTTTTCGGCGAGCCAATAGAGCATCAGGACGATGGAAAACAGGGTTTTCCCGACGCGAATTGACGCGCAAAGCGTGACGAAGTGAATGTGCGATTGCTGCGCGAGGTCGAACAGTCCGCGAAAGATTGGCAGCCGTCCGGTGTTGAGTCTGCCGGGAATCGGTCCGCTTGCATCGGGCGGGATTGTGACGTGCTTGTCGGCCCATTCCCAATACTTCACAAGCGGGCGCGGGCGGATGATTCCGCGCACGATACGCTTTAATACTTCCCCTGCGTTGCGGTATTGTATCAAGGTTCCGCCCTCCCCGTCGCCAGCAAAAAGGCGTCTGCGCGTTGTTCGGCGGTGGCGTTCTGAATCACAAACTCGTCACCTAGCACGTTGCCTGGTAATTCATCGTCGCAAACTTTGCGCAATGTTTCCGCGAAAACTCGTTTACTCACAATATCCAGAGACATGACAGCCTCGTGAATGGCGTTCAGGTCGGAGAGCGGGTCAACTCGTGATTCTTCTCCTTCACAACTAAAACGCCAGTGACACTCATTGTTAAGAACTTTAAACAGTTTTGGACACGCCTCCGCAATGGCGATTCGTTTTTGTTCGGGGGTTAGGTCGGTGAGTTTCATGCGTCCCCTTTCATTTGTTTGTCGATCATTTCACGTGTGATTCCGGCCCCGATTAGGATGTATTCCAGCCGCGCCTTGTCGGCTCTGAGTTCGCGAAGCGATTCCGTGGTGATGGTGTCGTCGCAACTCTCGCAGCACATTTGCGCGTTTCGAAATGTGACGTTTTCAGCTTTCAGCCTTTCGACTTCGGCGCGGAGTTCGTCGCGTTGGCCTTTGATTGCTTCAACAATGCCATCGAAATCTTTAGCCATTGTTCCGGCGTGCTCTTCACAGACCGCAAGCTGTCCGCGCAATTCCGCTACTTCGCGAATCGCTTCATCGCGTTCGGTTTTTATCCGGTCAACGATTTCGAGATTGCCCTTCATTCGCGTCAATACGCCTTCGATTGATGGCGATGTAAGGATTTTGATTTTCTCTTTCAGTTCGTCGCGTTCGCGTTCGAGCTTGCGGGCAAGCGTATTCATTGAAAGAAGCCGCCCTGAATGCGTTTCTCCGGTTGCAACTCCTCTATTTACTTCATTAGTCGTCTCCGGTGTTGGTCGGTCGTTCATTTGTTCTCCTTTCTCGCGGCGAGAATGTCGCCGCGTGTTTTTTCTGTTTTCATGTTGTTTGTTTTGTTTGCTCTGTCCTGAAATTGCCAATCCTCCGCAGCGCGGCTTCTACCTCTGCGCGTAAGTGTTCCGGCGTGCCTTCAAGCGCACGCTCAAAGTCGAATATTGCAAGCTGTCCAACGGTCGCCTGCATTTCACCGTGAAGTATCCTCGAGATTTCCGGCACGTCCGTAAATCCCTGCACCATAGGTGCCGCTCTGTCTGGAAATGAGTCCACTCCGTTCTGAATGCTCGCAAGCAACGCGCCAAGCGGAACCTCTATGTCGGCCACGAGGACGGCTTTGTCGCTTTCGAGATCCGCTTTGATGCGTTCGCGCCGGACCTTTTCGCGAATCAGCGCACGGTTTAAGTCGTCTTTTGATTGTAGCTCGTCCTCCGGGTCGGCGTTGTCGGGCGGGAGTTCGTCGTTGCACTTCGCGAGGTTCCGCTTCCGCATGAACTCGCGCCACAGGTTCGCGTCGTGCAAACCATCCGCGAGCTTGGCTGGCGAGTCGGCGTATTTTTTCCTCCAATACTTCATCGCTTGGCTGGTAACGCCAAGCTCCTGAGCCAGTTTTTGCCATGTTGTGCAGTATCGCGGCATTGTATCAAATCTGACAGTTTTGCTTAGTAAAGCGCAGTTTTAGGCCGATCATGCAAAAGTGCAGGGAGAGAGCAAGTC